CCCCACTCATTATCATGATAATCCACATAAAGAGGAGAGCTTAAATCACACCAACTGCATCTTACTTTTTCCATGTTATCGTTAAAGCCCTCATAAATTAGGTATAGATATGTTATCCCACAAGGAGGTAGTATGTGTATATCTGTAATTGAACCTAACAATATGAGAAAACAGTTTGCGGGTATTGGGTATACTTATGATGATGTCAACGATGTGTTTGTTGCGCCTCAGCCCTATCCAAGTTGGTCGTTAGATGAAAACTATGATTGGCAACCGCCTACTCCGATGCCGGAGGATGATAAAGTATATATCTGGAACGAGGAAACTCAAGCCTGGGAGGAAGTAACTAATAACGAAGATGAATAATTTTGAACCAACCCTTCTTGGCATAACTGTGTTTGTAATCTCTATATCAGAACTAAATGAGTATTTTCAGTTTATATTAATAATTGCTACTATTGTATATACTATAATTAAAATTGTTCAGCTACTAAAACCTAAAAAGTGAAATATTTTAAGCATGCAGAATTTGACTCGCCTGATTTTCCCGATAGCGGTAATAATATGGACAGTTCTTTTCTCATCATGCTCGACAATGCACGTGAAGTTGCAGGGATACCATTCAGGATTAATTCAGGATTCAGAACTCCGGAACACAATGCAAAGGTTGGAGGAAAAGAGAACTCGTCGCATCTCAGAGGATTCGCTGCAGATATACATATATCAAACTCATCAGATAGATACGATATATTATCAGCGCTTTTGAGTGTTGGATTTAACAGAATAGGTATAGCTAAAACTTTTATTCATGTTGATGCTGACCCAATAAAAACAAAAAACGTAATTTGGACTTATGCTTAAACTTTTAAAAAAACTGTTAGGATTTAAAGACTCTGGAGACATAGGTGGTCTGGGGATGGAAATAAGAGAACTTATAAAAGGAAAAGAAATCGACCCGCAAAAATTAATTGAGATGCAAGCTGAAATAAACAAAATGGAAGCTCAGCATAGAACTATTTTTGTAGCAGGGTGGAGACCTTTTATAGGGTGGATTTGTGGGTTTGCTCTAGCATATAATTTTATAATTAGAGACCTTCTTGTATGGTGGGTAGGTGTGGAAACAGCTCCGCCGCCTTTACAAATGGAACACCTTATTACGGTTCTTGTTGGTATGTTAGGGCTTGGCGGAATGAGGACTTTTGAAAAATTAAATAATAAATCAAATTAAATGGCAAAAGGCATATATGCTGCTCGCTACGAAAAACCAAAAACCAGAAGACCGGGTGTGCATGCAAAGACTAAAACTTCAAAGTTAAAGTCATCTAAATATTACCAAAAAAAATACAGAGGACAAGGCAGGTAAATAATTTATATCTTTGTAATAATTAAATTTAATCAAATGGATATAAGAAAAATATCTATAGGGCCTAATTATAAGTCTGACGCAATGCACTATATTGTAGGTCAACAGATATTAGGAGGTAAATATGTTATACATCTTATACAGCATGTAGAGCTAACAAACAGTATAAAAATTTGGATACAACATAATGATGAGATTCTTTTGTGGAAAGAGTTTAACTCTAATATGCCCGTCTCTGTAGAATATAATATTAATTTTTGATGAAATCACCTTTTTACTTTATAGTAAAACCAAAAGATAATAAAAGATATGTAAACACAAAAAACATATCTGGCGTTGATTTGGTAACTAGCACATCAGAAGAAAACCACAAAGCTTCTAACAGGGAAGGAATAGTCGTGTCGACCCCAATTGGTTATACTGGAAAAATTAAAGAGGGAGATACATTACTTGTTCATCATAATGTATTTAAATATTACAATGACATGAAAGGTAGGCAAAAAAGCGGCAAAAGCTTTTTCAAAGACAATCTATATTTTATAGAACAAGACCAGTTTTTTATGTATAAACAAGATGGAGAGTGGTTTTGTCATGACAGGTATTGTTTTGTAAAACCAGTACCAGTAGAAAAATCATTTATATCAAAGCTAGGGACTGAAGAACCTTTAGTGGCTGTTATGAAATATTCAAATAATTATTTAAATTCAAAAGGAGTAAAGGCAGGTGATAGAGTAATATTTAAACCAGAAAGCGAGTATGAATTTATGGTAGACGATGAAAAATTATATAGAATGTATGACCATCAAATAACAATCAAGGTATGAAATCAGAAGATTTAAAAAAAGAAATAATCCATGCAGGAAGAAGAGCAGTTGAGCAACTTATAAAAGTAGCAAAAGAAGATATTATTAAACCTGACCCTGATGACGAATTGGCAGCCGATAGATTAAAGAACGCTGCAGCTACAAAAAAACTAGCTATTTTTGATGCGTTTGAAATATTAAACAAAATAGATTTAGAAGAAGAAGTAATTAACTCTGGTGGCGATATAAACAAGCTAGAAACAAAACAAGGATTTGCAGAAAGAAGGTCAAAATAAATTATATCATGTAATAAATGATTACATACCTAGGTCTGTTTTTACAAGAAAAAACAGAGCCAAGACTTGGTTATACGGATATAATGAAAAATATGATTTAGTTGTTATTTCTAAAAATGGAACTTTAGGAGAAATAATAAATATAAATGGTTTGGCAATTGGATTACCAGTCGCCCCAAAAAATATTTACAAACGTTCTGAAAACAAAAAAGAGCAGTATTGGCAAAGACATGAGTTGTCTAAAGATTTGTTAAGAATATCTTCTATTTTTCAATGGAATGAAAGGCCTGCAGGTTTTAAAAATAAATGGATAGATTATATAGAACAAGAGTTTGATAGAAGAGACTTAGGATTTTGGTTTTACAATAACGGAAACCCTACTTATATAACCGGCTCTCATTATATGTATTTACAGTGGACTAGTATAGATGTTGGTTATCCTGATTATAGAGAGGCAAACAGAATATTTTTTCTTTTTTGGGAAGCATGCAAAGCTGACAAAAGAAGCTTTGGTTTAGATTATTTAAAAATAAGACGTTCAGGTTTTTCATTCATGGGTTCTTCAGAATGTGTGAATACTGGAACGCTTGCTAAAGATTCAAGAGTGGGTATACTTTCTAAAACAGGTTCTGATGCAAAAAAAATGTTTACCGACAAGGTTGTACCTATAGCTAATAGATTACCTTTCTTTTTCAAGCCTATACAGGATGGTATGGATAAACCCAAAACAGAACTTGCTTTTAGAGTTCCAGCTGCTAAAATAACAAAAAAAAATATGCACGAGGTTATGGATGAAGAGTTGACTGGTCTTGATACTACTATAGACTGGAAGAATACAGATGATAACTCTTATGATGGTGAAAAACTTTTGTTGCTTGTACACGATGAGTCAGGCAAGTGGCTTAAGCCAAACAACATACAAAACAACTGGCGTGTTACTAAAACTTGTTTGAGGCTAGGTAGTAAAATAATAGGTAAATGTATGATGGGCTCTACATCAAACGCGCTCAGTAAAGGTGGTGAAAATTTCAAGAAGCTTTTTGAAGATTCAAGTTTGATGACAAGAAATGCAAATGGTCAAACTAAATCTGGTTTATATTCCTTATTTATTCCAATGGAATGGAATATGGAAGGATTTATTGATAGATATGGTATGCCTGTATTCAGAAAACCTAACAAACCTGTAAGAGGGGTAGACGATGAATGGATTACAACCGGCGCAATAGACTACTGGGAGGCTGAAGTTGATTCGTTAAAGAAAGACCCTGATGCTTTAAACGAGTTTTACAGACAGTTTCCTAGAAGTGAGTCGCACGCATTTAGAGATGAAAGCAAATCTTCTTTGTTTAACCTTACTAAAATTTATCAGCAAATAGATTATAATGACTCTTTAATTATGGAGCACCATATAACAAGAGGAAGATTTTACTGGAAGGATGGTGTAAAAGACTCTGAAGTTATTTGGACACCTGATTCAAGAGGTAGATTTAAAGTTTCTTGGACTCCAAATAAAGGTATTAACAATAAAAAAATTAAAAAACACGGTGTTTATTTTCCTCTGAACGAACATATAGGAGCCTTTGGTTGTGATAGCTATGATA